AATGTAACACCTGTGGCTACAACTAAGTGCAAGAAATTGCTTTCGTCAGCGGGATCTACAATTGTTGCATTTCCACCCACTGCTAGTTGAATGGTATCATTAATTTCGAAACCAACCAAACTACTTGCAGATGGCAATAGAACACTTTGGTCCAAACCACTAACGAGTACGTTTTGAATAAAAAGCAAGTCTAACCACGACCCACCATCCATAACTGATTGGATTTCATACCCCATCGTAAACATGTGTGGAGATCTCAATTTCTCATGTCGGGCTCCATTGTTTAGATAGACCCATCCAAGTCTCATTCCTTTTCGATGACTCCATTCCATTTCAGGATTCACATTGTTTCCGCCAACGGCATGATCATCTGCATTTGCTGGTAATGATAGTCCAAGACCCATCACCATGCATGTTAAAAATTTCTTAATCATTTTTTTCTCCTTCGAAAAATAAGGCAACAATAAGTGGTTCCTCAAACAAATTATGGATGAGTCTCACTGACTTGTTGCCGGATTGTTGCCTATAAAAAAAGCCACTCTTTTAACCAAGGGTGAGTGGCGAAACCCTTATAACACAGGAGGACCTACGAATTAATCTTCTTTCATGAATGCTGCAAAAGCCTCATCTACATTTGAACCAGTGTCTTTATTGTATTTTTGAGTCTCTGAAGAAGAGGTCTCTGCTGAAGAGTCGGAGGACAAGTAACCATCCAACAGAGCCTGTATTTCTTCTGGTGTTTTTCGCTCAAATAGGTTGTCAATCACAGGGACCGAATCTATTAATTCCTGACAATTTGCAATCGATTCATCGCATAAAATTGATGGTCTACGACGAGGTTGCAAATTTGTCTTTGGGAAAGAGCCGGGGGTGCCTGGAATAGTGTAAGTTAACTTAATATCTGTCCCTGTTTCTGCATCTGTGATATCTCCATAATCCGGATCTAACACATAGCCCAATAGGGTTTCATAAGCTGTCTTGCCATAAGCCCAGATTTTTACACCATCCGATTCGTTACCTCGAACCAAAACAGGGGAATAATAGCGCTTTCGAGCGAAAAGCTTTTTAGCTTCATTTTTTAAATTTTGATCATCATTTTGAGTTCCATCTCTCCACAACTTTGATGCAAAGTCGCAGATCGCACATTCACCGTTATCATTGCGTTTATTGCAGTAGATTCCAGGGTTTTTTCCAACATTATAGTGGAAATGAAACTCGCGGAATGGATCGCCATCCGCTGTTGGGAGGATTCGAATATTTTGATCTCCCTGCTTTGGCTTCCACATAGTGGAATTTTTACCATTTGATTTATTGCCATTTTTAGATGCATTAAGTTTGGCACGCATCGCTTCTAGATTTAAAGACATAAGTTGCTCCTTGGTTAGTCTATTTTTCTGTGTTTTATCACTAAGGTAATCAAGCTATTTTTTCATCTCGATTCCATTTTTAATTTCTCTATAATGTATTATAACATTTTTTAAGTCGTTTGTCAAGTATTGTTTTTTAAAGTTTCTTATTTTGTGCTCGAGAAGGGATTTGAACCCCACAATTCTAACGTTTAGATAAGCGGCCTGCCCTCGTTAGTTATCTGCAACCGTACAGTCGAGCATAAAGAGCGGCCTTTTGAAAGGTAGCCGCAAACCTTCAACAAATTATACTAACTAAAATAAGTTAATGCTTACGTCTTGAGTAGACGATGATATACTTCCAACTTGAGTGCTGGTGTTATATGTTCGATATTGTTTTTGATCGATATCCCAAACGAGTTCAGATCCTTCACTTAACTTTCGTTGCTTTGAAAATGATGGAAAAGTTCCACTTGGTGCTTCAGATAATCGAACAAAATTCATTGTTCTACGGAATCCGGTTTGGGTTACAAATGTTCCAGTGTAAACTGTTAGTGATTGTGTATTGTTAGTGTTGCTCATAAAACCTCCTTAATTGTTTTGAGTCATTTATATTATAACATGTTTTTGAAGACTTGTCAAGTCTTTTTTTCAATTTCTTTCTTCAATTCTTCGACATAAATCATTACTTGTTCGAAAACTTCGGGATCATCCACAAGAACTGTTGTGAACGCCGCTTCGAGAATCTCAACCATGTCTTCATCTGTGAATTTTTGAATGTCATCAATTGATCTTCCAGTAAGATAACAGCCAGTGTCAATTATCATCATTGCCAACTCTTCGTTTTCTTTTTGCTTCTTTTCTCTTAAAGCTTTTGTTAAATCAATTATGTCTGACATGTTGTCCTCGTTTATTATGTTTATAATATAACATGTTGAGGACTGCTTGTCAAATAAAAAGGTAAACTTTTTTTTAATTTAAATTTCTAATTTGCCACCTTGCTCCGTTCCACTCGAGAGAAGTTAGATCTTTTTTAATTCTCTCTCCGGTTGAAAAGATAATCGTGGCAACACTGTGTCTTATTTTTACCACCTGTCCATTTAGATTATTGCTTGGATTGAATATGATATCCATCAATTTAACTCTTATCATTTTTTGTCCTCTCTAGAAAACCCTCTAGAGCTATAATATATTCTGCTACTTCGAAAAGCTTTTGACAAACATAGTTGAGTTCACTAGGTGTCCCTTCACCCGTTAATAATGTCAAAAGAATCCTACTTTCCACATCATACATTCTTTTCAATTCTTCAACTGCTTTTTCTCTTTTCACCTTTATTCTCCCTTGTTTTTTGGCCTCGATCCTTTACCAACCCTTCCTCTTGAATAAAGTGTGTAAAATGTCTAACCAAATAATTGTTTGGATCTGAGGATTCCCAAATTCCAAAAGAAGTTTCCCTCTCTTTAGAAATGTTATCTCTAACTATTTGCTGACACGTTGGTAAAATCGTTTCATCATTTGTTAGATCTTCCCCCTCTATATTCATATAGTAGCAAGATTCGGTGATGTTGTCAAGATTAAATAAGTTTTTCTCTTCAACATCTACAAGGTTTCCAAAACCTAGAGTTGAAATTCTTGAATGATCTTTGGGAACGTGAACTGCACCATAGTCACTATCAACATTCATGCAGTAATTTAAATTTTGAAAGATGCTGTAAATGAAGTAATTGGCTTTTTCATAATAATCTTTTATCGAACCAGTGCCGGCTACTTTTAAGATTTCTTGATTATCTAAAACTATCATCCCCTCAACTGTTCCAGATCTTGCATATTCTTGCAAAACATGGAAATGAACACGATGACGAATCCGTTCATCCTTAGATAAAAATTCTAGGTCTGGTTTTATGTAGACAATGGTCATTCTATGGTCCGTAAGAGCCTCTAAAACCCTTAGAGATGCACCAGCAATCTTACCACTCCCACAAACAAACAGAAGCCCTTCAGCGTGTGATTTGAGCCCCCTATTCTTTATAGTAACAGGTGAGTCATCATATTCTTCAACTGTTTGCTTTGCAAGGATGCCATCATCCTCATCTAAAGTGATTATTTTATAATTTTTCGAATGCGATTTAAACAATTTTACAATGTTTTTTCCCGCCTCTCCTAATCCAACCATTAACATTTGCTTCTCCTAAATTATCTTTTGCCTTTAAAAATTTCTATTTCTGCTTCCCACATTGGAGTATCAACTTCCTTTTTACCAAACCTAACCCAATAAATATAATAGTTTCTCGATATCATTTCAACTTTAGTTACGATGCCGATATTGCCATTTTTCACTCCACTTGTTTGAGAACCACATGCAACAACAAGATCTCCGGCCTTAAAATCCGGTAGCCTTACCATTCAAACTCCCTCATGTTTCCGAGATTTCTCCCCATCGAAACGTTTACTTTAAATCTTCCCAATCTTGTTTTTTCAAAAATCTCCTTAAGTTGTGGGATCAAGCTTCTGTCGTCTCTGTGTAAATCAATGATAACGCTATCGTGAACAACAGCTGCGACATGGGATTGAGTTCCCCTAAGAAATTTTGAAATTCTATTAAACCGGTCGAGGGTGTTGTCTGAGGATGAGGATTGGAGAAGATAATTGAGTGCTTTACTATAGGGAGTAGCAATTGACCTTCCAAATGGGGTCTGTATAACCTCTTGCTCGGGGTCGTAAAATCTTTCCAATAAAATCTCTCTGTCGTAATAATCGGATTTAATGGCTGTTGACTCTTGATTGTAGAGCCAAGCAAATATTTTTTGTTTTGCTTTGTCTCTTTGCATTTCTTTTTTAAATACGTTTTTGATATTCCATTCATGGATATCCTCCTCAGGTTGTTTGTGCCCTTGTAGGGCCAAAAGTGTTCTAATTTCTGCAGCATTAAAGTCAAGCTCCAAAAAAACATCATTTGTGGGCTTTACGAACTGTTTGAGTTCTTTTTTTAAATTTAAAACCGGGAATGACTCTCTTCTTGTTGTAAGGCGACCCGTAACGGTTCCAAAAAGATTATAATCAATGTAAGGCGTCTTGTCACCAAACTTTGCATAGAGATGCTTTGCCTTGACATCATTTTCCGCAGCATTATAGAGACCTAGGGAATCCAAAGCCACACGGTGCGTTGCAAGTTCTCGTAAACTTTCATGAGTTTCTTTGAGGAAATGGTAATTTTCTGGTTTTTCAATGTTTTCAAATACCCATTGAGTTATTTCGTTCTTACAATCATAATAATGCTGCAAATGCTTTTGGGGAACGAGATCAAAAAAGCAAACATCCGTTAATTGAATCTTCGCTGTCCTAAAAGCTTGGAAGTGACTCTTCATGAGTCCTTGAGCAGATGCCCAGCGGTCTTGCAGGTGTGATGGACAGACGTCATCAATAGACTGACCAGAAACCCATAATTTGGCATAATCAATGTCCCTACCTGTCAAGTGTGAGGACCAACTCCATGTTTTAGATAGTCCATCAGGGATTCGACCATAAATAAACCTGTTTGCCAAATAGATACCGGCGCAATCTAATTTGCTGTCCATTAATTGAAAAATCATTACGACATTCCTCCTGCTGTGTGTTATAGTAAGTTGTGGTGGTTACTTATAAGATAACACATTGAAGGCTCCGTGTCAAGTATTGTTGGCTCTTTTTTCAAAATAAGTTAGGGAGCCATCCTTTTGATTATAGAGTGCTCTGAACTGATCTTCTATGTAAATCATTGCCTTATTTTGATCGTGTTTTCCAATTCTAACAGCAGTTTTTTGGATGAGACCCAAAGCAGCGGAATCAAAGGCTGAATCTTCAAAAAAGTTTTTCATATTTATATATAATATTAATAATTTATTATAATCTATTGAAGATTTGTTTTTAATATTAACAATAGAAGAGACTGTTTTATTATTACATGCTTTATAATAAGTATTGTAAGGATTTAAACTAACATAAGAGTTGTAAGTCTGTAGTAATAGCTTTTCCAACAAATCTAAATCTTTAAAGATTGTTTTTTCATATTGCTTCTCAAAGATGGATGAAACCGTCGGTAAAAGAAGTCTCTTTCTATATTCTATTGTAACTGGTGATGCAACATCTACAACCAAAACACCAGGATTCTGAAGGTTTACATGAAATCCATATTGCTTTGCTAAGTTCAAATAGTAATTAAATGCTGGGGAATCGAACATTTTAACTCTCTTTTCTATGTCGTTTGAAAAACTAATTCCCCCAATGTCTATCGCCATACCTGTCATAAACAGGTTTGAGTTTTTAGATTTCATAAAATCAGATAATGTAAGGGTCTCGGAATTATCTGAATTTAGATAGAATTCCATAAACACATTTACAAAGTCATCAAAGTTGTTAACTAACTTCTTGTTTTGTAAAACAAAATTGTTCAAAACCCTACTCATGCTACTCTTTGAGACTATGAGAAACTCATCCATTGGACTTTTATAGGAGTTTTTAATAGTTAAAGATGATAAGACAGGATCATCTACAGGAATGACGCCCATTCTACATGCCTTTGCAAAATGAAGCTCTAAGTCTTTAAATTGCTCTGCGGCGAAGTTTAGGGCTAGGTGAGTTCCAACATCTTCTGGAGAAGATGTTATAATTGGACTCAAGAATTCCTCTCTCACAATAACTGGTTCAATCATCCTATTGACTCTGCCATAAAAGGTTCTCTCAGCAAAATTAAAATCTGTGACCTGTTTGGGATCATCTTTGAATGCATTTGCTTGATAGTTTGCTCTTTCAAACGCTAAACGTTTAGTTTTTAAGTTGTTTTTTCCATTAAATTTAGTCATTATTTAAATAGCCTCTGTGTTCTAATAACCTTATCTTTTCCAACACTTTCCCCTACGTCTTCTTCATATTTTATAAATGGAAGTCCATTTTCATAAACAACAATCCCTCGGTTGTTGAATCCCGTTTCGTCTTTAAAGTAGGCAGTCGAGCCTTCTAAGTATTTCGCCCGTAGTTCTTCTACGGTAACTGTCGGAGTAGACACAGGTTGGGACCCTTCTGCTTGCCCCTCCATGGTCTGTGCGGGTCTAGCATCAATCGGAACCTCCTCTCCAACAACCTCTTCAATGACATCATTGTCAAACTTGTAGTTTTGAACAGATAGGATGGTAGCAGTGCATTTTGCCCCGTCTAATGTTGTCGCTGTCGGGTCATAGGTTTCAATATCAGGATAGTTAGTTTTACTTTTCCGTTGAAGGTCTGAATTTCCAGATCCATCCCCAGAATAATATTGCATCCCATCTACGGTGGTTACGAATTTTCCCGGAGTTATTGAAGAGTGAACGGAAGTTACTGTGTGATATCCTCCGATTCCTAATTTGTGAGAAACAGATCCAGCATCTTGTGGTCGGCCGAAGTTCGTTCCCCCTCCGAGTCCATAGGGATTGAAGAAGAATTCCATTCCCGGTAGGAAAATTGTGTTTCCAAACATTTCAATTTTTGCACTATAGACTGCTGCTAATTGCAATAATCCGTCAATACCATCTTGAAAAAACCTTGCTTCTCTAATGTATTGTTGGTCGACTTTGGACAAGCTTATTGACTTAACAATTCCTCTTTGTGCGCCAATGTGGACATGAAATCGTCCATCTTCTATATCTTTTTCATAATCACCAGTCCCAGTAAATGTAAGCGAAGATCCTAATGCACATAGGACAATGTAGTTGTAATAATCATTAACACTTGTTTTATTATTATTTTGTCCACCACCGGCTAGTGGAAGTTTCTTCTGTTTTCTGAGATTTGTTACATTTAGAGATGAAGTCCCTTTTCCCATGGCTGCAATTGCTAATGGCAATAAAGGATCGCCACCTGTATCAAATGCTGTGACTTGTCCAGTTTGGAACCTGAGTTTATTTTCTATTTTCCTATTGATGCAATTTTCAAGCAATGATGGTTTAATTAGGGAGTTCGACAAGGTCCTAATGAAGTTTAAGACAGGAAAAGTCCTTCTTGTGCTTTTTTGACTTGTAATATTGTCAACAAACCACCTAGAGAAGAAATCAACAGAGATTGGAATTTGAGCAATACCATAAACATTATCTCCAATTTTTTCATTGGTAAAAGAGTCAAACTCAAATGATCCTAAAATGATTTTATTATTGTTTAAACCATAGCGTGGGATGGAATTTTCACGAAAGACACAATCCAAAATTGTGTATAATAGATCTCCAAAGAAAAAGAATTGAACTGCCCTATTTTCTGAATCGATAAAATTAAAATCATCTGAGTTTTCAGGAAGTTCCGTGGTCATAGCAATTTCCACATCGGTGGTTCCCTGTGTAGTCTCAGAAGTACCAGTTGTTAATGAACATTTCTTAAAATATCCATCATTAAGAAATTGCTTCCTATGTTCATCGTCAATTAACACACTATAGATTACACCTCGAGATATTAACCTGTCCATTATTGAAGTTAAAGATTTCTTTACAAGAACCTCTTCTTGTGACTGGAGTGAAATTTGTAGTTCCCTCAACTCTTCTTTTGTGCACTGCCTCGCAGCTATTTGATTTGCTAATAATTTTGCATTCTCTTCTCTTTTTGCAATTAACTCTGGTGATGCCAATGCATCGAGTTTTGGATGCTTCATTAAAGTTTCCAAATAAGCTCTATAAGAAATTGAAACCTGAACTGTTCCATCTACATTGAAACTCAAGTCATGGTCGACCATACAAAGAAAGAATGACTTATTAGACATTTCGATTGCATTACTTAATTCTTCTGAAGCATTTGGTGGAATATTATAGCCCACCTCTGCTCTGATTCGGTAAAACAATGGATGGGACTGTCTATTGTGTTGAATTTCTACTCCAAAAATTGAATTTGTTCCCTCATTTGGAGTTGGTTGAATTATTAAGTCAACAAACCTATAAACATCACCACTTGCAGATTTCCTATATCGAATGAGGTCGTCAAAAGATTGAAAGAATAATTTCAATGTAGCTTTAATATCATTTCTTGCTTCGGCTGGGTTTGTCCCATTAAATTCCCACGAGAATTCTTTTAATCCACAACCAGTACCTTTATCAAATCTTTCTGTTAAAAAAGTTGTTGCTGGAGATTTGTAATCTGGTCCTACAACTTCCTGCCGATCAGCATTGTAGTTGGGATCAAATTGAAACTCAACCTCTTTAGCTCCCCCTTTTGGATCCTCGTCAACTCGGAACAACTTTATCTTTGGAACCAAAGTGGAGACCTCTCGCCCTTTTAGTTCAAAAAATTTCTGTTCTGCTTCGGAAGAGATTAATTTAGAAATCAAAGTTTCTTGACTATCGGCAGTTTCCTCAGACCCCTGTCCGCAATGAGCAGAGAAGAATCTTCCGTCATAAGGTGGCTTTACTTTACCTTGAGATGGAGCATATGTTTGTTGAATTCTTTTTTCATAAAGAAGCCTCAACGTAGGTAAGTTTATCATCAAAGCACACTGTTTAAAGAATTTTTGCCTATTTGCTAAATCCTCTTCCGATAATTTGGATTCAACTTTGTCTTCAAACTCACCAGCTTTCCAAGCCTTTAATGCCTCAGCCGCAGCTGTCTTTTTCTCTTCGGCCGTTAGGTCTCCGTCTTCCGTCAATTCTTCATATTGTTTAAATAATTGAACCCTTCTTACGATTTCTTTATCTGCTAGGATAACTTTGTAAATTGCATTGAGGAAATTGTTGGTGAAACTAGCTGTAAACTGCTGTCCAATAGTCATTGACAGGTTTGAGTCATCTTCCAAGTCTATCAGAATTCTATCTAAAAAGTTGTAATAACCCTCCTTGACTATGAAATCTAAGACTTCACCAGATCGCTCAGGAATTTTTCCGTAACCAGCTTCTCCTGCTAAACCTTCAACGACTCCATCATTCCACTCAACTAACAGTTCAGTCAGAAAACGACTCCATGACCCAGCGCCGTAGTTGTAGGCAAATTGATAAGATGGGATTAGATTTCCCTCAAATCCTGTGAAATTTCTTAAGACTTGTTTTACATCTTCTTCGTCCGCGTTATGATATGCGTCATCCGGCCAAGTGACTCCGGATTTAAAAACTCTGCCGAGATTACTTGCTTCATCATTGACTACACCAGCAAGGGATTGCAAAACTCCCTTTTGCTCCTCTTTCTTATAAATGTTTTTCCCGCGATTTGCTCCCTTGTTATCAATAAAAACCCTAGAGTCTCCATAGATTTGTTCAACAGTGGGCATTAGAAATATGTTACCATCCAATCGAAAATTTATTTTGTCCAAATTTTGAACTTTTTTCTCGAGGAGAGTTGCCAACTGTGCATTAAATTCCGAATATGTAAAGCCATTTTGGATAATTGTTGCAACAAGTTTGTTTTCTGACTCTTTTCTCCAGTCTCCGTTCTCAATCTTCTTAATGGCGGCGTCAAAAATTGCTTTCTTTTCTGACTTGCTATAGTTGACTATGCTTTTCTTGTGGACCCATTCAATTTTAGCGTTGGGAGATTCGATACCTCCAACTGGAAATTCCGGCCCTCCGAATATAACCCCTTTACCCCTGATTGTCTCTAATGCTGCCTGAACTATGTAAGAACTCTCGTCCGCGAATTTATCTAAAATACCTATGATTTTATCGTCAAAATCAACATTAGGATCAGTTGGTAAGAAGCCTAGATATTCATCATTCAAATACCCCTTAGCTGAGTTGACCAGATTGTTTGCCAATATAAGTTTTGGGTCGTCAATCGCTCCGGTCGAATAATCACGAAGATAAAACACCATAGATTGATAATATCTTTTGTTCATAAAGGGGATTTTTCCACCATTTTTAAAATCATCATCACTCAACAAGTTCATAACTTTATCTGCTTGCTCAGTTGTATTGGCGCCAAATCCATATCCAATCCCAGCGCCAACAGAACCCATGGCTATAACGATTGGGATGGTTGCTGTTCCTCCGGAAAAAATAGTTCCTAGCGTTACGATTAGACCCCCACCAACAGTCGAAGCGACCTTCCAAGCTAAGGCGTCGTCATCAGTTGGTGCGAACTCCTGTAGGAGTTCGGCCATTTGTCGAATTACTTCCGGTTCTTGCGCTGTCACCCCAGCACCTCCAATGCTACTGCAATGTTGAGTGGAATTTTAACTATATCTCCAGGATCAAACATCGACTCTGTTGGCTTGTTGTTTAACCTTGCAATGATCCACCACAATTTTCCATCCCCAAATTCATTAGCAGCAATTCTCCAAAGTCTATCTCCATTTTTCCAAATGTAGTCTTTTGTTTGAATTCTAGCTAATTGCTCCTCTGTTGGGTTCTTAAGGGCTGGGGTGGTGTATTGCTTAACTTCTTTAAGTCCTCGGTCTTCAAGGACTTTTTTCCATTGTTCATTTTTGTTTATTGCTTTTTTTCTTGAGTTATATCTAGACATGATTATTATCCTTTATAGGGAAAGTTTACAGGGGATGAGGTGGAGCCACTATTGAAGTTCAACAATTGCCTATGTTGTGGTGAAAAGTCCAAAGTTGCATTGAAAACTTTTGGGTAAAACATCCCTGGTGCACCGGTGAACATCCCCATATCTATAGCAGGGTTTGCAGACCAGTTATTGATCCATCCCAATAGAGGCGAGTTGACCTCTTGAATAAGGTTGCCAAACTGTAGGGTTACCAGTGGAGCTTTAGCGAGTGATAAGGCGCTTCGATTTCCGTCATCAGAGCCTGCATAGGAGGGGTAAAGCATTCTTGTTAAAATGTTTATTTTTTTTAAATTCTCCTCGGCTTCAGATTGATTGCTAGCAATGATATCAAAGCCCAAGCTAATCGTTCTTTTGGTTCCTTGAAATGTGCCGATTGGATCTTGCCTACCATAGACCAGCTCCTCATTCCACGTTGATGTAAAACTATTATTGAAGGCTGTAAGAAATGCTGGGAAACTAACAGATAGGTCTCCTTGAGCAGATTTTATTATTAATTCTGCCTTCTTATTGCTTACATATTCTTTTTCTAAACTCATTGTTAATCTCCATTGGTTACACTAGCGACGTAGGCCTTGAACTGTTGTCCGTCAACGTTTAGTGTCATTTCCATTCCTTGAAAGAAGTTTTGAACATTAGCAACAACAGAAGTTTGGTTAGCCACAACTCTTTCCCCAGTGATGCTGGTGGCTTTTCCTGCCGTAATTAGGGCTAGATTCTCAATTGTAGATCTAACTTCAAGAGTTGTTCCTAACTTATTTATCTCTTCTACTATTTTCTTAATCATTGAGTGGGCCGCACTAAAGTCTGCATTTAAAACACTTTCAAGACTCTGCATGGCATTGACTTCGTTTGCTCCTATTTCAGGCGACTCTTCTCCACCACCGGTCAATAGCCCAAAACCTGCACCGGCTAAGCCTACTGCGGCACCAATAGCTAATACTGACGTGGCAACTCCAGCAAAGGCAGCTGCGAATGCGGCAACTCCTGGAGCTGCTGCTGCACCCGCTACACCAATTCCAGCAATGCTAGCCGGAATGGCCATTAATCCAGCAATAAGTCCACCGCCGACAGAAACAAGTGGAACTAAAACCCCAAGACCTGCTCCGACAGCCAATAGTGTTCCGAGCATCTCTTTCTCTTCAACCTCTAGTTCGCCCATGAACTCAATCATGCTATCGGCTACTTCGGACAAGAAATTGAAAGCGGGCTCTAAAGCTACGATTATCTCAGCACCCAACAGTTTCATTTTGTCTCCAAGTTCAACAGTTTTTGCAACTGCGTCTTCAAACTTTTTCTGAGCATTAGTGGATGATTTTAATTTTCTTTCGTTTTCATCATATTCTTTTAGCGACATTCCAAAGATCTTATTAGCCTCTGCCATATCCGTGATACCAGCTGCATTAGCGATGGCTTTCTGAGTGAAACGATCCATGTCTTGAAATGCAACACCTTGAGATTGAACACTCTCGACGAGCATCCTAACTCTTTCATCCTCAGTTGCCATCAACATTTCTGTTGTCGATAACTGAGTTCCCAACAATGCATTAAGTTTCCCAACACCCTCAGCAGATCCTGCGAATGTGTCAAATTTGGCAGCAATGCCTAGTAAAACAGATGTTTCAACACTGGCAGCTTTCGCAGCGGCTTGGAGGCCCTTAAAGACGTTGATTGACTCTTTACCATAAACCATGAGAGATGACAGGGAGCTACTGAAATTTTTGATGATTTCGGCAGCGCCAACACCTATGTCAACACCAGCCATCGCCAAGTCTCTCTGCATATCTATGGATTGCTTAGCTGTTATTCCGAGAGCTTGGTTAAAGTTTTGGAATATCGTCGCAGCATCACTCGCTGAGACGCCAAGTTTTCCCATCATTGCCACCGTTTCGCCAATCTCGCCCTGAAGACCCTTATTTAGGTGAACGAAGTTGGATGTCATACTAACAAAAGTTCCTATTGCATCCGCAGCCTCGGACATGGATACGCCGAACAGGTTCGTATTACGACCAACACTGTAAAGAACATCATTGAATTTTCTACCTTGCCCTGTGGCTGCTGCCAATGAAGCCTGTGCAGAATCAAAAGATTCGAAAACTGCCATAGAGTTTTCTTTGATTGTATTGAAAACGTTTAATGCCAAATTTTGGAAATTAAAAATACTTCTGAAGTTTTCAACAAAAGCTTTTCTTGCTTGCTCACCCTCTTCACCACCTTTGGACATTGCCGCCCCGACTTTTACCAAACTTCCAACTAAAGAGTCTGAATATCTAGCAGATAATCCAATTCCATCTGCAATGTCGCTAATGGCTTTTTTCTGTTCTGCGCCATATTTCTCTTGACCTTGTCTTGCCTGCTCCATAGATCTTATGCGTTCGGCATTTAGTTTTAATTCTTGTTGAGTCATCCCTAATGTTGCTGCTGTAGAGGCTAGTGCGACTTGCTCACCCCTCTTGGCAGCCTCGATGAACTTTTCCATCGCTTCTATTTTTCGAGAATCACCAGAAGCTTGAGTCATCAACTCTTGCTCTAAAAGAATGGCTGATGCTCTACGGGATTCTTCGACATTTCCTAACAGATCAGCAGTCCTTTTTAAGACTTTGTTATATTCCGCTTGATCTCTGGATAATTGTTGCGTTTGTTGGTTGTTATTTTGGGTGCTATTATCTTGCACCAACTGCTGAACAAGGTCGATTAACTCTTGTCTTGTCATTTGGTCTGGGTTTTGATCGTTTGGCGCCATTCGTTGTCCCTCATTAATAACCTAAATAGTTCAATGCAGTAAAACCCAAAAAGGCTATCGTCCTTTTCGAGCTTTCTCTACTTGCTTGGCTTCATCTTCAAATTGTTTCTTGAGTCTCTCAATAAACCAAGACCTCAAACCAATTGGTAATGAGTGGATCTCTGTGAAAGACCATCCCCCAAAATGCTTTAGAATAAAAAATCCCTCATAGATTCCTTCCATAGCTTTAGGCGTTAGGCCAAAAAAAGTCGGTTCCGAATGGAACCTGAACCTCCTTTTCGAAAGAACAGTTTTTACAGACAAGGTTTTCCTTAACTGTTATTGAGGGAGTTGCATGCTTGAGACAGATTTTAAAATGAGTCACATCTGCAATTGGCATGTTATCAACAAATTGATTAATGATTTCATCGTCAGTGTGACCTTCAATGGAGACTATCATCTGCTTATATTGATCTGATAATGAAAGGTTACCATCTTCATTTAGAATGGCGTGAGCTATCTTACTCTCTTCAACACCATTCGCTAAGCGAAATTCAATGTTAAAGTTTGAAAATGGAAGTTTGGTTTGGAAAAGCCCATCTTCTGAGATTTTTACAATTTCTTGTTCCAAGTTCATTCCACCAGTTATTGTTGGTTGCAATAAGTTAAAAATTAGAGAATTGCTCACTCCGCATTCCGGACACTTGATTGTGGCCTCGTAATCGTTGCCATAAGCCGTTCCACGGGTTTTGATGAGGATTGCATTACGGTCAGCTATTAAAAGCGTTAAAGGGTCAATGTTGCCCTCACAAATGATGTTTTCAAGCAATCTTTCAATAGCCACACCTTTCTTTATTAAAGATTGATTAGAAAGGATGTCTTCATCTTTTGCTGTCATGTATCTAATCTCGACACTGTCTTTTCCATGTAGTGGATGATCTTTGTGATATCCAATGCCCTTTGATGGCAATTCTACAAATTCTGTCGGTGCAGTAAAACTTAAAGGATTAAACATTTGAGGAGGGGCTTCGCCCTGCTCGGTTTGATTGGAGGTTCCCAATCGATCTGAATTTCTACCCATTATTTCTCCATTATTCTAAGGTTGCGTAATCATAAGTAACTGTTATTACAATTGAGACTATTTCATCCATTGCGTAATCTAGAGTGCCAAATCGAACTTCGGAAAAGAATGCTCCATTAAGCCTCCAAGTCTCCAAAGCGTCTCCGTTGCCATCTAGTTGTTCAATTCTTATGTTTCCAATTTGACCCAAAGCATCAGTTTTTGCCAATCCCGTATCTTTTCCAAGACTGTTCGGGTCATAGCCAAACTGGCTAAGTTGATCCATTAGGCTCTTGACGGCTTTTCCCACATCAACAATTTCAATTGTCACTGGATTCCAGGATGCTATTCCCGGAACGTTGATTTCATGATTGATTAATCTGTATTTGTTTGAACTGATAGTGTAGGATGGTTTGTCGACCTTCTTAGCGTGCCACCAATAAGGTGACCGACCAGTGTCGCCAATTTCCATCCCGTCTGTTGATCCCAATCGGAATCTATAAGATCTTCTTGGTTCAAGACTGTTTTGCGTCCAGAACGACATTCAGACCTCCTTAGCTTCGTGATTGACCAGGTCTTGGGAACTGAATCTTATCGCCGAACTCGCTACTTAAGTTCTCACAAGATGCCCAATCATATTTCCAATTTAAGTCAATTGTTCTCATTTCATCATTTGTGTAATCAAGAGATGAAAATTTAACTGATTGAATAAACGGATTGTGCATTGTCCAAGACTCAACAGCATTACCAGCACCGTCAAAGATATCAATCACAACATCACCAACAGCAGTGTTAGCACCACTCTTTGTGATCGAAGTTGGATTTCCAGCAAACTCTGACAATCCTTTGATTGTGTATCCAGAATTTAGAATGATCTGGTTGGTAAGTTGGGCAGCGTTTGGTGAAATTGGATCAACCAAAGTCATAGCCACGTCTTGCCATTGAACTCGACCCGGGAACTTGAATTCATTATCGAAGAATGAATGCGTTATATCAGTTACTTGGTAACTTGGAGTGTCAACAGTTTTTGCCCACCACACTGCTGCAGTCTGTGCATCAGTTGCGAATGTTCCAAAAATTGAAACCCTCCATCTAAAATTTCTTTTCGGTTCGGTTGTGTTCTCAGTCCAAAATGACATAGTAATAATCTCCTGTTTACTTTAAATAGTGTCTATTAAAATTCCACGCCGCTTTGGGTGATAACAAAGTCAATTGCGATGAACTCGATTGCTTTGGCAGGCTTAACGAAGATTTTTGCATACATGATGTTACGATCTTGCAAGTCTGGCGTAGTTGTTGTTTCATCAAGAACCAACTTGTATTCTGTGATCCCAAATTGTGAACGAACTTCTGATAGAATTGGTTCAACACGAGATTTAAATTTGTCAAAGGTAGCCTTTGTGCTTTGTTCAAAAAGAATAGTGTCAGAGATGTCTCCGATTCTTTTCTTCAAGAAGATCATCATTCTACGAACATTGATGCGATCAAGCGCAGAAGCTGACTGTTGAAGAGTTTTTTGTCCAAAGATAACGGTGTCACCTGTTGCAGGGAAACGAGCGATTGGATTAACATTAACTTCATAGAGCTTATCTCTATCAGCTTTTGTTAAGTGCTCTAGCGTTCCGACAACGGCTGGTCCGCCTTGTCCACCAAGAGGGTTAAGTCCACCACGGTTGAAACCAGCAGGAGCGAACCATGGCTGAGAATCAGCCTCTGATTTAGCAATAGCGCCGATTGCAGCAACCGAAGGAGGTGCCATTAAGATTGAACCGTTTCCGTTAGAAACATCTGACAATCTAACATTTGGATAGTAAGTGGCAGCGTAAGAAGAGTCGAATCCGGCAGTGTTAATTTCAGCAACAACTGAGTTAATTGCTCCAGCAGTTGCTGCAGTTCCAGTGTCTTCTGCTGATTGATCAATCCCTGCGATGTCAACGATTGCCAAAGCATCACCACGAGCAGCGGTTTGATTGATCAAGTCTTGATTGCGAGCTCTTGATGTGATCCCAGGCATTGCAATTAAGTCATAACGAATCATGTCTCTATCAGCAACAATGCTAAGAGCAGACTCTAAAGAGTATTTTGCATAACCAGAAGCGATTGCAGTTTCATTGAATGGGTTTTCCAACAAGATGTTTTCACCATTGGTTCCACCGAAGAACGGAGCAACAAATTGCTTAACACCAGCGTTGATCAAAGTTGTAATATCTGCACCCGCTGAAGCCGGATTGAAGTAATAAAGACCAGTGGCCGTTACAATGTCATTAAGAGTAAAGACGTAGGATGCATTTGAGTTTGCATCGCCTTCGGCTAAGTGTGGGTCGTAGTCGGCTTTTCTAAAGCTTAAATCTGCAAAGTCGCCTTCGCCTTTTTGAGCCAAGTAAGAAAGTCCAAACAAAGATGTCGATGGGTAATTTGCCCCTCTCAAGTAAGTGTTTGTTGTAGACAAGCCATAGGTTGGCCACGCTGTAGTAATACTGTCTGTTAACCTTAAGCCTTCAAGTAATCTTACACCTTGACCATTTGGAGTGGCATCCAATCCATAAATCCAACTTGCATTTCTAGCAGCAGATGCTTCGGTAATGGTTTGATCAGCGAGAGGGTTTTTCGGCCCCACGAAGCCAACCGGAAGATCAGATTTGTTAACACTTGATGCCATTTCAATACGAACAAGGTCGGAAACATTGTCGTAAATTCCAGTAGTAACTACTTTGCCCTTTGTTGCATCCCAAGTTTGATTAACTGTTCCAATTCTTTTTGCAATGTAATTGATGTCATCTGGATTTAAAGTAAGGTTTGAATATTTTTCAACATACTCAGAAGGACCAGCTCCAACTCGTGCAATTTCAATTGAGAAAGTTGCATTTGGTTTCACTGTTGATGCTTCACGTAAATCTTTAACACGAACAACATAATTCTTTGCAAAATCTCCGCCTTCATCTAAGGCTGCAAGTCTAAACAGCTTTTTGCCTGATGATGCATTTGAAGCAATAAACCAACCTGATTTTGAAGCTTGAAGTTTAAGTTTGTGATCACAAAGAGTATCAGAAACAACTGTTGGGTCAAGGGCCATAACAAAAGCACAGAGACCATTGGCTCCATCTAATCTGGCCACATTTCTTTCGAACGACTCACCTAAGAAATATTTGAAATTATAAGTTCCAACCCCAGTAGAAAATTTTGTAGGATCAGTGCTTAAAACGTTTCGAATGAAGTTTGGAGAATTTGGATCAAAATTAAAGGTGAATGCCTCAGTGTCCGAACCGTCATCAATAGTTAGTCCCCAACCAGCGGATCCTTTCTTGATCGCATAGGCGCTGACATTGGTTTGTGGTGCAACGATGAGTGGATCTCTAGCGTCGCCGTTTAGTCCAAGTTGGATACCATCAGCATAGACAATTGCACCGAGAACAGCATTCATAGCTCCAGCTCCAGCTGGATTGTCTGATACAAAAATACCTAAGGCACCCTTCACATCTGCAACAGCCGGTATTGCACCGCCATTAAAGTTGGCTTGAGTAACACTCCATCCGGCATCTCCGGGATTCTCTTCTTCTCCGGCTAAGCGGATAAATTTAACGGGACCAACTCCAGCAGCTAGATAAGCTTCAGCAGAATAACCTGCCCAAGATCCAGCACCAGTGTTGCCCTCGCGCCAAGGGTCAGTTCTTTTAACGCCGTCCATTGGTGTTCCAAACACGTCATGGAAGTTGCTCAAAGAAGTGATCTTAATTGGCTTCATAGCGGGGCCTTTCTTGGCTCGTCCGATCAAAAGTATTCCGTCTTGCTCAGGGACTGGGCTGACCGATGATTGGTCAATTTCTCTCAGTTCAATTCCTGGAGACACAAAGTCAAACTTGGTAGGCATTAAAAATTCTCCTTAATTATTCATTTCTTAGTAAATAGTCGTCTGAAAAGCCAAAGTCATAAATCTCGGTAATTCTCACCGTTCTTATCCCACGGCTTTGAATCTCCCACAATGACGCGCTCTCTCGTGATCTTTACTTCAACGATTGATTGCTCTCTTTTCACAACTGGTTGATCGTCATTTATGCCGTTTCCATTGATGTATCCAAGAACTTTGAATTGGACTTTCGACGTAAACATCCTTTCGTCTTGTCCGAGGGATGATTGGTTGCTTGTTAAGCCATAATCATCTTGGACAAATAATTCATATTGATAGCCATTACTTTCTATAATAAAATAATTTTTATTGTCAGAAATAAACAATGGCAAGATGTGATTCATTTGTTGTTGGTATTCTGTTCTTATGTTTATCTCAAACATGCAGTTCAAATAAATCGGTTTTGGGATTGAAATTGTTTCGTATACAATCTTTTTTGTTGAAACAGGACCTGTATCATCACCCTTAGTTTCACGTTTCCTAGAAGCGTTTTGAAAATTTTGAGTTTTGTCCTGTTTGACCACTCTTCTAATTTGAATGTAGTCTTTTCCATTTTGAGAATCATCCATGTAAGTAGCTTGGACCGATCCCTTAAAGGTATCATCTCTAGAGACTGCGGTTCTTGCAACTGTTATTAAGGGTAGTTTTAGTTTTCCAACCTTATCTCTCAATTCTTTATTGTTTTTGATTTGGAATGTTCTCTCAGAACCCATCCAAAGGACTTTAACCTTTTCTTTACCGCCATTGGTAATTGTGTGTGGATCTAAAACTTCATTGATAAAGTTGTAGACAGCAGTATCAATGTTTTCCAAAGTTGATGCTGTCGTTATTTCTTGTTTATCCGGCATTGAATAGTCCATCTCTCGCTCTTATACATTCAGCTCCAATTTCAAATCTAGATTCAGGTTGCCCAAATAAGATTTTTGGCTCAATGAGTTTTACAATTTCATAGAAAATTTCTCCAAACCGGACAAAATCCCCTTCTCTTACGAAAAGGTTTTGATCTTCGGTAAGCCTTCTTTTGTGAAAGTTAACCTTGATCTTTGTTGCTTTGTCGATTGCGATGTTGTCCATGTCACTGGTTTCAACACCTTGATATTCAACTAAAGCAAAAACTCTGATTGGGTGTAAGAAATTTTTTTCAATTGCTTCACCATAAATAGGGTGAAAATCTGTGGATTCTATGTCTATTGGAAAATAAAGGACCTGTTGCCCAACAACTCTTTCGATTATTTCATCATTTACTTGTTTTACGAAGTCTTTTTCTTTTTCCCCAAAGAACATTGGCGAAGGTGGTTGCGTTGGTCTTTCCCATTTTGACATTATTTATTATCCTACAAAAATTTTCAAAGGCGTTTTTCCAACGATTGCATCTGTGTTGTCAACCATCCCTTTGTCAACCTCAGCTAATTTAGCATAAAGCATTTCATCTAGTTGTTTGTTTAATTCATCTCTAAGATTTTGCTGTTCAGATTGTGCTTGAGATAAAAGGTCTGCAGAGTTAAGCGTGACATTGTCTCCCGGAATTGGAACTTGGCCGCCAAACTTGCCTCGGATTTGACCAAGAGTCTCTTTCGATAAGGCAAGAGCAAAACGACGGATCCATTGCTTACCTATTGAGTTGATGCTAGCATAAGGTAGGTTTTCCATAGGCATCGTGTTCATGTTGTTCACACCATTAACACCGTTGTCATACTCTCCTTCGACAAAAGCTGTGTTTCCTCCATCTACGGAGAATTTAAACCAAAACTTTTCTGGACTGACATCATCAGGCGCAGGGTAAACTCTTAATTTATTATCGATGATTTCATAAGAATAGTGAGATGTGCGTGTGTAGAGGTGATCTTCATAAGCCATCGCTTGTAGTTTATTCTGCCATGCAGGAATAACTTCAAAAGTAGAGTCATCTGCATACTGTCCATAATTGTTAAAATTACCAACAACATTTAATCCACCGTAGTAGCCATAAAATCTCCACATTTGCCTAGGGCTTATGTAATACATTTGTCTAATTTTAATTCTATGTTTCTTCCCAGCGCCACCACCAAGAGAACTTGAGAATGGAACCGTGGGGTCTGCCACAATGATATCCTCGACGATCTTTTGTAGGTCATAGTCTTGCTCCATAGCCACCCTATCAAAAGATGCAGAGTAAATTGGCTCTGTACCTCCAACGGTTGCTTCGGTTGAAAACTTATCCGCTACTCGGAATGCATAATCAAATTGGAACTTTGGATATTTCAAAGAAACATCTGAACCCGATACTAAACCACCCTTCTCATCAAAGGAGCCAGTAGGTCCACCCAAGGCAGAACCTAGAGCATTTCTAGCTTGATGTAGGTTGACTATGTAAGAATATTCAAAACATGCTTCTTCATAATTATTGTAGACTTCTTTAGCAGTCAATTCAATATCTAAGACATTGCCACCCAACCTGTTGTAGGTGTAGGCAACTTGATCTGCTGCACCAGATAGAAAGGCGACTGTGCTATAAAATCCAATAGCGAGAGTGGCAGTTACATCTGCCTCGACTCCGACAGATGGGAGTGCAATCGCGGATGTTGTTGATGTGGGTGTTAAAGGTGGGAAAGCCATAGAATAAATCCTCCGTCTTTATAAATAGTTTCATGAAAAAGAAACCCCCAGATGAACTATCATCTAGGGGAAAGGAGGTTAAAATGATTAGACTTAATTCTTTTTCTTAGAGGGGGTTTTGCGTGGTGCTTTATTTTTAGTAGCTTTACGCGCAGCTTTCTTTTCTTTAACCTCTTCAACTGCTTCTGCTGCTTCTTCTGCAATGTCTTCTGCTGTTTCTTTTATTTCTTCAACAGCTTCCTTTGCAGCTTCTACGATCTCTTCTGCTGCTTCAATTGCTTCTTCTACAATCTTTTCAACAACAGACTCTGTGTTTTCCACAATGCCTTGGGCTCTATTTGCCCATTTAATTCTTCTTGATTTTCTTTTGTTACTAGCCATTTTATTCTCCTAAATTAAGCTGATTGTTGCCAAGTTACACCGTGGGTCATTCCACTGACATACCACTTTGTTCCGTCACAGATCAAGTCCAAATAAGAACCTGCGGCTGCCCCTGAGGGTAAGGTGATTTTTGTCTCATTGCTGGTTCCAACTGGTAAAACATCCACCCCAGAATCGTCGAAAATTAAAATTCCTTCCATTGCTGGTGTTTCAATTGTCAAGTTTGCTGTTGAAACATCTGCTAAGATTATCTTCAAATAACATCCCGTCGTTGTGAAGTCAATAGTTAGTGCGATTGTTTGACTTGCAGTTACAAATAAACATTTACCGCTTGATCTTTCACCTATGATTTGATCGGAACCTATGGTTTCCGTATCCCATCGTGCTGCATTATATGGTGTTCTTGCAATTCTAGACATTTTTAATTTTCCTCGTGTTATTAAATAGTTTGTTTTTAGTTATTAAGACAATGTAATGGTTATATCGATAAATGGTAGCACCCCACCTGCGGCCCTATTATGAATATCTTGATCATTAAACACTACCACATTCAATGTATCAGGTAGGGATGTCACTGAGATCTCAGAAGAGATTGATCCACCCGAACCTACTTTGACAACCCAACTACTACCATTGTGAACATCTAATCCAAGGTCAAATCCACTTGCTGTCTTTTTAACTGTGAATCTGTGTAACTTTTCAAACTCTGCAGGTGACCACGAATAACCATTAATGGTGTGGCTAGTGAATGAGGTGGAAACATCTTGCCTCTCGGTGTCATTGGTAGCATCTGTTCTTTCGAGAAAAGATGCAGCCTGCTTTGTATCATTAGATCCGTGGGTACCTTGGTCCTCGCGTAACCTATAAACAAGTTCAGATTGGTGCCTAGTGTGCAAGACAGCATTTGTGCCATTGTTTGCCGGCGTCCAAGAGTTTGATAGAGTGGTCCCATAAAGAGTTTCAAGCGCAGAGAAGTCAATCAGCGATAGATTTAAGGCATTAGATGGGGAACCAACGCCTGCTGGTCTTGTTGTGTTCCTACCCCTTCTCCATTCAACATAGTAGGTTTGTCCCACAGACATTGACGCAATGTTTAGGCTATTTTTGAACTTAGCATATTCTGCATCGTAAGTCGCACTAATGTTGGCCGGAATGAATTTCACTGCATTTGATGTTGGAACCGTATCACCAGACTTCCAAAAAGCATCTCCCAGCGTATAATTTTCTAGAACACTAGTACTTGTCCCAGTTAGATTTATCAACTGCTTAATTGTAAATGCATCAACCGCTGCGACAACCACCTGTAAGGTCTTCTGAGTTGCAGCCCCTGCACCATTGGAAGAGTCAAAGGTTAAATTGTAAGTGGCTGGAGCATTTACATCCAATGTGTCCCCACCTGGTGTCACAGCAGATCCATCATTAGTAGAGGCAGTGAATGAGAAAGAGTCTCCCTCATTAATGTTGACGGTAGTGTTGGTAATGTCTGCACCGCCTGCATCATTAGTAATCGTTATCACTGGAGGTGTAGCTGGTGCACTAATGGTTAAGGTTTCTGCAATTGATTGACCAGATTCCCCTGCTGCAGAATTGATTGACTTAGCTGTTATTGATCTAGAGCCAGTGCTTAGTGATGTTGTTGTGTAAGTAAATGCTCCACTTGAGACAGCTACTGGGCTTCCGTTATTTGAGCCATCCACCAAAACTTGAACTGTCAAATTATCTGCATTTGAACCGGTAACTGTTCCTACAACCGTTACGGTTCCATTACCATTATCAGTTACACTTGATATAACTGGGATAATAACTTGAGTTGTTACAGTTACGGTTCTGGTTATTGTTGATTGATTACCAGCCTGATCAGTGGAAGTGTAAGTTACCGTTTTGCTTCCTTCGGTTGCTGTTACTTGTGTAGACCAATTCGAAAGCGTAGTCACTGAACTGAAGTCAGTGGCAGTTGCTCCGGTGTCATGGTTTGTTCCGATGTCTCCAAGGTAAATTGTCGGAGATGCCGGACCAACTAAACTCTGAACAGGTGCAACCCTATCTACATTTAAAGAAAAGGGAGTGCTTGCTTGCGATGCCATAAAGCTAGTTTTTGTAGCCTTCGCTGTTAATGAATTGATTGATTCATTTGTTGCATTAATTGTTGCAGTGTAATTCCCAGATCCATCAACAGAGGGTCCTGAAACTGGTGTGATTTGTGTAGATCCATTAAATAGAGCTATGGTTGCTCCAGCAGTTGTTGTTCCTGTTACTGTAAATGGATTAGCTGTGTTTGTGTAAGTTCCATTTACCTCTGCAGTAACTGCTAAAGTTGGCTGACCTAAGGTAGGTGGCGTGAATGTAACTGAAGTAACATCCGACAAGGGACTATTACCAGCAACGTCTGATGCTTGAACTGTTAGGTCAAAAGATGAATTAAACGTGAGGTTTGTAGTAAATGTCCAAGCACCTCCGCCATTAGCGGTGACTGTGCCCAATAAAGTTGCATCTTTGTAGATTTTAACAGTTGAGTTAGCTTGCGCTGTTCCGGTAGTGGTGAACTCTGTAATATTAACTGCATGGAATTGAGCAGTAGAGATGATTGGTTTTGCTGGAGGTGTCACATCTGTTACGGTACCAGGAATTGTTCTAGAATAGCTTACTGCATTGTAAGTAAAACTGTAGATAATATCAAATGTCGCGCCGTGGGCTAGACCAGTGTTATATTCTGAACTGTCGATTGTTGGAGTAATTGGATTGCCAACTGGGTCCTTAACTAAAACACCAGTGCTGAAATTGACCGATTCTCCGGGCTCTGGACTGAAACTAGTGGGGGTATTGAAAATAATAGAACCAGCATTACTAGCAAAAATTTCAGATGCTGAAATTCCAACTTGTCCGAGACCGATCTTGGTTGCTGTAAATGTAAATTCATAACTATTACTTGGTAGGTTGGAAATAGTTGTGGACCAATCTCCATTACTATCAACTGTTATTGTAAAGGTTTGCACTAAACTATTTGTCTCAACAATCTCTATTGTTGAGTTTGGTTCTGCGGTTCCCACAAAGTTTAATTCATGAACGGCAGTCAATGAAGAAACAGGAAAGGTTGTGTTAGAAGTAAAGCTAGAAATTATAACATCTGCGTAGCTTGGATTTACTGTGGGTGGGAGCCCAACTGCAATCCCTGGGTTGCCACCAATCCCTATAGTTCCGCCGGTTGCAATTGACCAAACAAACCAATCATTCCCATGAGACAAGAAGTTGACAAAAGACCCATCAGAAGTACTTGTTTCCAAATCTAAACTACCAGCATCAACAGGAATTGGATCTATAGATAGGGTTCCATTTTGAGTGTTTAAGACTAGACCCTTTATCGCATTGGATCCTTGACAAGTAGCAGTGGCTTTTCCAGTGAAACCTTCAGTATTTAATAGTGTATAGTAAAAGCTATTACCTTTGGTTTCTGGTAATGAAATGGAGATGTCAATAGCCCCAGTCGGAATTAAAGTTTCACCTTGTTGGAAGTTTGGTAAAATCTTTCCCGATTGGTCTTTTCTAAGAATTTTTTGCTTTGCCGATTTGATTGCACTTTTTCCTGATTTCATTTTTCTTCCCTGTGATTGTTTTTTTATTCTTCTTAAATAGTTTATCCATTAGTCAAAAACAAAAAAAATCCCCCTCCAACAATCAAGCGGAGGGGGACCTATCTCATTATGATGAGGATAGTTATTAGATTTCGTCTAGACCATCAAGTCCGCGAACGATAACTAATCCGTACATGTCCGGACGAACCATTTTCTTACCATAACGAGTCATTACGCCCTTACGAGGAACGAAGTCTTCTGGTCCGAAGATGGTAGGAGTTGTTTGTAGAGGCACGTAAGGTGCATAAACATAACCAGACTCCAAGAAAGAAGAACCTTTACGACCAACAAGAACAGCGTTACGTGGGAAGTAAGGATCAACGATCACGTCGAATTTACGATTTAAAGAACCAACCTTAACAGCTCCGATGTCGCCACGGTCTGCATCAGCAGTAACGTTAGCACGGAAACCAGCGGTGAATTCCAAGATGTTTGCAACTTCAGGTGAAACAACACAGAAGTTAGCACCACCACGCAATGTTTTACGATGGATTTGTGCAGAAACGTCATTGATTGTTTCGATCAAAGTTTCATACCATTCTGAAACTGTCCCTGTGAAGTCAGGAGCAACAGAACCAGCAGCCATTGAAGCGCCAGTTGAACGATTTACGAACAAACCAGGTGAACGAGACCAGTAGTAAGTTCCAGCAGTTGCACCTTTTACAAGATCTTGAAGGATCTCACGGTCAATTTCAAGAGCGATTTGCTCAGAAAGGATAGAAGTCAATTCAACCTCAGCATCCAAGTTGTGGTAAGCATTCAAGTCTTGACCCAATTCTGGAGTCCACTTTGCTTTCAACTTTTTGGTTACTGCTGTGATTGCAATACTATCAACTCTGATGTCAATCTCAGGGATGTCAGCTTCGCCTTCAAGTCCCCAAGCTGATGTTCCAGCAACAGAACCAAGAGCAGAACCAACGTCCAATGCGTCGATTGCAGCGTAAGAACCAGCACCAAAGATGGTAGCAGCATTAACGCGAACAGCACCAGCCATTGCATTAGCAGCATCCAACTTGTAAGTCAGAGTCAAAGTAAGCTTGTCATTAGAGATTGAAGTCAAACGACGGATTTGAACAGCAGCAGCTTGGTTTGCTGTAGCAGGACCAACAGCAGTGTTACAAGTGTCCAAAGGAAGAACGATAGATGATAAAACATCCAAGTTAAAGTCATAACCAGTTTGCTTCAAAGTTGCAACAAGAACAGTTACTTGAAGAAGTTTATCGGTTCCTGCATAAGTTGTTGCGATATCTGGATCAAAATCAATTGATGCATTGTCAAAAGTAGCGTGACCGATAGTAGCACTGTTAGAGAAACCATCTAAGGTAGTGCTAACACCAGCGATTACTTTCCCAGTTGCAATAGAACCAGTTGGTGAAGAGTAAGCAGATGAGAAACCGTAAGGTTGCTTGTCCAACTCAACAGAAGTCAAGTTAACACCACCAGTAAGTTGGTTACCTGTAACCCCTTGACCGTAAATAGATGTTCCAGCAGCTTCTCCGCCTCTTGGCATCTTTCCAGCAGTACCGAAAGTGAAGTCAAGGAAGAAGATCAAACCAGATGGCAAAGACATTGGTTGAACGCTTACAAGATCGTTAGCAATAAGTCCAGCGAATACACGACGAACGATTGGGAATGCAACAGCAGCGAAACCTTGAACGTCTCCACTTGCCATTGTGTTAGATTCACGAAGAAGTTCCTTCGCTTGGTTTTCCAATAGACGAGCCATTGAAGATTTTTGGTTAGCATCAGCCAAGCCTTCTAAAAGACCAGTCTGAGACCATTTGTTTAAAAGAGCCGCGCCTTCTTGTTGCATATCACGGTTAACGATGCCCTCTGTTAATGTTTCAATAATAGACATTTTTTTTCTCCTATTTTTTAATGCCTGCAAGCTTTCGCATCTTTTCCATAAAAGGATCGGCGCTAGGCTTACTTTCGTTAATGTTTTGTCTTGAATTCAACATTGCACTTAAATTGCTTTTACGGTTAACGGACTCGCTAAGTGATTTTGGATTCTTATTGCTGTTAGGCGTTGATCCCACTGTAGCTCTGAGTGTTTCGAAAAGCTGCTTTGCTTCTTTCGTAGACTCCGCATTGGCGATGGCTTCGACAATTTTAGATTTTTGTCGCTCATTCAGGGAGGCATCATTCAATGTACGGTTTTGGTATAAAAGTTTTGCGTTGGACAACAAAGCCTCATCCAAATGTTGTTCTAGCTTTTGTAGAACATCTAGCATTTGGCCATTGTGTTTTGTTAAGGTCTCTATTGTCTCATATAATTCTAATGTTGGGTCCTCTTGAACTTCATCTTCCTCAGAAGAGTCTTCTTCTTCTGGGTTATTGAGAGCTTCGTAAGCTTCACGTTCAATAGCGGCTCTATCTTGATTTGGAGAGCCAACGTCAAAAGCACCAGTTGGTCTTACGTGATCTCCATTTTCATAAGTTACTTTTTCATCAAGCATGTCAAGAATTTCTTGAAGTTGCTTATCTTCTTCGGCCTCTTCATCACTTGACTCTTGGAGGGTCGCCAATAGGTCATCAACCTCTTTGTCGGCAACGGCAGTGTCTACCTCCTCCGTGTCGCCTAGGAGGTCCTCAGTAGGGTCCATTGGACCTTCCATGGCATCTTCTTCTTCTGGTGATAATTCAAGTTCTTGTAAATCGATCTCAACCATTCCATCATCTGTTTCTGGTAGAGCATCAACAAGCGCTTCAAAACGAACTGACATTTCTTCATATCGTTGGTCCCATGCTGGAGGAGCTGTTGTTGTTGCGCCCTCTTGACTACCGCCAAATGATGCAGGCATTGTCTCAGCTTCTTCGTTTAATTCAGCCTCAGCTTCTGCAACAATGTTTTCTGCTCTAGCCAAAGGTGTTTCCGCCTCTAGCATTTGATTTACTGCTTCCTTAATTTGTTGAGAATATTTTTCAATAACTGATTGCTCTGCATTTTTGATAGCTTGTTCTCTCAATGCGGCCGCATCGGCAATTGCCTGTTCTAGCATGTTGGACATTAAATCATCTCCCGAATTTATTTTTCTTCTTTAAATAGTGTAAATAGACTTTAAAGTCCAAAAGAGGACCTAAAAAGAAAATGCTCTGATGCTTTCACACCAGAGCAATAGATGCTCAAAGAACAAACTATCAATCAACGGCCTTGATTGTAGAGAGTGGTAATGTCACCTGGAGACATTGCTTCCCCATCTCTAATTTCAAAGTTGTCAAAGAGAGTATTGTAAGCTGAGTCACTTCCACCATCATTTGTTGCACCGATTTGAATCTCTGCAGTTGCCGAAGTTGGAACAAACGGAAAGTTTGCTCCGTGACTAGCAACCTGAACTCCATTCCAAAAGGTTTTGGTGGCAGTTGCTGTTCTAGTAATAACAAAATGATTCCATGGGTGAGGAACATTTGGATCCTCAGAGACTAAGTTTTGTCGACCAGCGAAATAGGAAGGACCAAAATTGGTTTGCAATCTGATTCCACTACTCCAGTGATCTTTGATGTAGAAAGTCATCCCTTGATTCATAGCAGCAGTTCTACCATTGAAGAGACCAAATTGTGGCGTTAATCCAGTAACTGGGGTTTCACCATGTTTCCACCAGAATGAAACTGTAAAATCAGTATTATCTGGGGTGTTACCGGTATAAGAGACAAAGTCAGACCACAAGGCTGAGAAGTATCCGCCGTTGGTTTCCATAAGTCCGCCATTGTTAACGGCATCGCCATTAACGGTGAAATTCGGACCACTTGGTGGTGGACTACCATCAATCATGTAAGTCTCGTCTGCCAATAACCAACGCAAAGAACCATCAGACATAATGGTCAACATCTTGTCTACATCAGAGGCTGTGTAAACAGGGACCTCATCAATATCATGAAGTTTTGACTCTGCATGAGTGGTTGGTAGACGCAGGTTTGAGTTTTGAATTTTATTAACAGAAAAGAAAGAAACGCCAAACATTTCTTGAGAACCAGTAAGGGACTCAATATAATAGTTTTGATAAGTGTTATCAGTAGTAAATTGAGAATCCACATTGTTCCAAGTATAAATTAGTGACCATGAAGATCCATCATAACCATGAATTTTGGCATTTTTTCCTTTAAAAACAATCGATAATTCACCAGCATGGGAAGCCGGTGCAGAAAACGAATTAAGCAATGCTGGATTTCCAACATGGGCTTGTTGTTTTGTAAATTTTTGTTTTTTCATCTTAGATCCCTCCGTTATCTAGTAATCCAAACAAGATCACCGTTAGCGTCAATGGAAAGAACTTTTCCCGCATCTGCAGAGGTGAAAGATGGCATATCGCCGATTTCATCAACAGTAGTTGGGGTAGGGGCTGCTGCTTGAACAATTGAATCTTCAATAAAAAAGACTCGAACAACTTCAACACTCCCAGTGTTTGATTTGAAAAAGACTTCACTATAAGTCTCGAATGGGATAAAAACAACTTTATCCTCTGCAGTGATCGTTCCAACGAGAACCCAAGAGGCTCCGTTTTTCCCATAAACTTCAACTTCCGCGAAGCCGATGGCGATCATAGTGTTTTGATTTGCATCTGGCGATACACCAACGGAAGAGCCGATTGGTGCAGTAACATCTGCATTGTGTTTTACAACTGACATTTTAAATCCTCCAAAAAAATTTTAAGTTGTGATAAAAAAATAGGGCCTCGAAGTTTCCCCCGAGGCCCAAGGTTAAATACCTCTAAGGTATTATGTAGTTTAACTAATCACTAGGATTACATCAAGTACATAACTCCGCCTTTCTTAATGAACATGACAGATGCTCCACCGTGAAGAGTGATAGAACCATCAGCTTCTCCGTCGATAGATTCACCAACGCCAGCGTTGAAAGTAACAGATGAAGAACCTTCAGCAACCTTAACTCTGATGTAATGCTCTTCAGACATCATTGGCATAGTGAATGCCTTTGGTGCAGCAGCGTTTACAATGTAGTGAGTTGCAGCAGGTGCCATTCCTGGAGATGTTTCAGTCAACAATTCAACTTTAACAGAACCAGCGTTGATAAGGTCAACATCACCTTGAAGTGCATTATCACCAGCCAAACGATCAGCGTTTGCTTGAGCAATAGCAGCATCAGCATCAGCTTCATTTTGATCTACGTCCGATTGGATAGCACCACGAGCGCCAGCAGCAGCTACGAAATCAGCATTTGTTGCAGCAACTTCAGCAGCTAAAGCGTTAGTTAAAACAAGCTCAGCAGCTTCAGCACGAACTTTCTCAGCTAAGATAGCAGCATCAGCATCAGCTTCGTTTGCATCTACATCAGCTTGAAGAGCAGCAATAGCAGCGTCAGCATCAGCTTCATTCTGATCTACATCAGCTTGAATAGCACCACGAGCTCCAGCATTGAAAGTAGCAGCAGCGGCAGCAGCAGCGATTCTTGCAGCTTCTTCTGTAGAAACAGAAGCGGAAAGAACAGCTTCAGCGGCGGTTGCACGAGCTTCTTCATCATCAATAGCAGTTTGAAGAACAACATCAGCAGCATCTGCATCTGATTCGTTACCATCAACATCAGCTTGAAGGGCAATAATTTTGTCCTCAAGTTTACCAAGGGTATCATAACCAGCAGCAGCGTCACCCTTAAGGGCAGCATCAGCAGCAGCAAATTCAGAGCGGATAGCACCACGATCAGTTGCAGCAGCAGTGAAGTCAGCCAACATTGATCCAGCGAAGTTAGCATCATCAGCAATAGATGCAGCCAATTCATTCAAAGTGTCCAATGCAGCTGGAGCACCATCAACAAGATTGGTAACAGCAGTAGCGATGTCAGCAGCCATTTTGGTCTCAAGAGAAGATTGAAGAGCAGTATCAGCAGCTTTATATGCAGAATCAAGAGCAGAAATTGCAGCAGTTCTAGCAGCAATTTCACCGTCAATCTTAGTATCTAATGCACCTTCAGCACTTTCAGCGCGACCTTTTTCAGTCACAACAGCAGCAGCATTTACAGCTTCAGCAGCACCAGCACGAGCAGCTTCGGCAGCAATAGCAGCGTCAGCGTCAGATTCATTTTGGTCAACATCAGCTTGAACACCTGCAACAGCAGCTAACATAGCTGTGTTTTCAGCAGTGATTGCAACACCACGAGCAGTAGCTTCTGCAGCAATAGCAGCAGCGTTTGCTTGTTCAGCAGCACGAGCTGTAGAGGCTTCAGCAACCAAAGCAGCGTCGTTAGATGTTTCGTAAGATGAAAGATCAGATGCAACAGCAGCAATAGCAGCATCAGCATCAGCTTCGTTTTGGTCTACATCAGCTTGAATTGCATTTCTTGCAAGAAGAGCAGCAGCTTCGTTAGCATCAACATCAGCTTGGATAACACCACGAGCAGTAGCAGAAACTCCAGCTTCGTGTGTATCAGCAGCCATTCTCTGTGCGGTTTCAGTAGCTAAAGCATTTGCTTGAGCAGTATCACCAGCAACACGAAGACCAGCTTCAGCAGCTACGTCAGCGTCAATTTCGTCTTGAAGAACAACTTTTTGTGCAGCCAAAGCAGAAATTCTTGCAGCTTCTTCTGCAGAAATAGCAGCAGCGTTTGCAGCTTCTGCAGCACGAGCAGTAGTAGCCTCAGATGCTAAGTCAGTAGCCAATTGAGTATCAGCAGCTGCACGAGCAGTAGCTTCAGCAGTATCAGCAGCACCGCGAGCGGTAGATTCAGCAGCAAGGTTATTAGTTAAGACTAACTCAGCAGCACGAGCAGCAGTAGCTTCGTTAGCGATTGCTGTTGCATTTGCAGCTTCAGCAGTCATTGCACGAGATTTTTCACCAGCCAAAGCTACAGCAGCAGAACCAGAGTTTGCAACGATAGATGTTGAAAGGGCAGAATCAGCAGCAGCAAATTCAGAACGAACAGCGCCACGGTCAGTAGCAGCATTAGCCATTTGTGTTGCAATTGAGTTGTGATAATCAGCATCATCACCAAGAGCAGCAGCTAATTCGTTAAGAGTATCAAGAGTTGCAGGAGCAGC